CTTAGGAATAAGCTTAAGTCCTTGTAATCCAAAAATGTGTAAAGGACCAAAAGGATTTCCTTTTGAGAAATCCTGGTACTTTGCATTCCCGGTGACGATGTTTCCGTCTACAATCAACTTACCTGCAAACTCACACACGGTCGAAGAGGCAATGGTTTTATCCTCAGAAACAGGAACATTCCAACACATCATCTTATCTCGATACGATTCGTAAAGCCGTTCATCAGATATGATTACATCATCACCTAAAATCATAAAACAGGTGAAAGGTAGTCCTAACTGAAGACAGCAATGACGTAGTACCGAAATATGCGTGTATGTGAACGCAAAGAAAGAAGGGAACAAGCCCAAGGGTTGACCTGCCAACCAAGACAGGTAACCAAGCTCATGATCATACCAGTGACTCGATACAACAAGTTCGAGCCAAACTAGAAAAGATCGTTCTACTTTACCCTTAAAAGAGTCAAGTGGATAGCTAGGGCTATAAGCTAATAGCTCATCAATAATCCATCCGCGATATTCGTCTGAATCAACTGTACTTAATGTCCAGGGGCTTCGGCTACGAGTCAAAGATATACTACGTGTTCCCGTCCTACCTGCAAACAATGGGTCCAGCTTTATGATGATACCATTTTCAGCCAGCAATTCCAAAATTCCATGTACTTGAATAAGTAGTGGGAATCTGTCAGTTGCCTTCGACAGATCTACGGAGAAGAGTTTTAATTTCTTCTTTTGAAGATCTTGAGCATAGGTAATCCCTTTATTTTGGTCAAAAACACAGTGATTAAGATCATCCTCCTTTAAAACCGCTTCCAAGAACTCCCCAAAAGGGGTGCAAAGAGCTTGAAACGCTCTTATTGGGTTAGCTATGTGGCGGCATTTACCGCCCCTCTCTTGAATATATGAGAGTTTTCCAGCTATCAACGGAATAATAGAGGAATTCTTAACACAATTAGCACCTAAATGAGTTGCCATACGTCGAGCCTTCTCTGGGACATAAAACATCTCAAAGAACATATCACTATGCCTCAAAATAAAGTGTTTATTGCTATGAGATAATACCGCAGAACGGATAAAATCTCCTATACGAATGCTCGTTTCTGGAACAGTCTTTAACGACTTACCAGAGACTACGAGTGTACGACGTGATTCTGAAGAGATCCAATATAATGGGTCCCTTATAAGAATTTTGTCGGGCTCGGTAGTATCGATAATACTGGTTGGTAAAAATGCGGCGGAGGGATCATAGTCCCACCAGCATGTTACCTTTGACGTAGTATTTACCGCCTCCAGTATTGCATTCCTCTGCTTATCGGTTAATTTATTAAACCGATATAATGTGTAAACATTAAGTACTCTCATAGCTGTGTTTAGATCAAGATCCCACAACTTCCCAAAAATCCCTTTTGGTTTTTCACCTTTGAGTGTTACTCCGGGAGCAGGACTAAACTGACCTGCCTTATGTTTAATAAGCATGACTTTTATGGACTTAATTCTTGTAATTGTCCATTCAAGACCATGATTATCAATGTAACCAGAGATAACATGAAACAAAGTGGTGGAGTTGTGGTGACCAACGCTACAAAGCGAAAGGTAATCAAAGAGTTTAAGTTTTTCATGATTTTTCATCATGGAACATCTCTACAAGTTGTGGATGAGCCTTATAAATA